AGCGACATTCGGAAGCCTCGCCTAGATTTGACTCTCTGCTGGTCGAGGCGGTGCAGCTCCTTCTCGAACTCCCACTTCCAGTCTGAAGGAAGGACGAAGCTAACCCACGTCTTGTGCCTCTTGATTGGCATGCTGCTCTTCTCACCTTCCCAGCTTTCCGTAGGCTGTGCCCCTCATCAATACGCCCACCTCTCTGCGTGTCTCCGACAGGATTTCCGCCAGGCGCGGATGCTCAGCTATGAGCGTCATGGAGGTTTCAAACTCGCCCTCGTCGTTCATGTAGTGGTCAACAGCCTGAATGCGGTAGTCGGCGTCGATGCTCTCGTTTGGACTAACAACTCTGATTGTTTCGCCTGCCGCTATGCGGGCGTCTCCGAGCACAGTCACTCGCATGGACTCGGCTGGGTCCTTCCTAAACTCGAGTTCAGCCGCTGCCAACTTTGCGCAGGCGTCGTCTGAGACCAGGGTTTCGTCGACTATGGCGAGTTCGCGCACCCCGTATTTGGATTGGCTGGTTGAGTCTTCTGCTGTGGCGCTCCACCGACGCTTGCCAAAGAAGAGGTTGTCAATCCAGAAGGAGCCTGTTCCAGCCCCGGCGAAGTGAGCATCGAACAAGAGCTTCTTTATTTTTTGCCAGTTGAAGGGCTGAGAGTTGCTGAGGCTGTGGGTCCACTGGTCGCTGTTCTTGCGTCCAGCCATGAACGTTTGGAGCTGCCACTTCTTGTTGTTGCTTATGCGGAAGGTTTGGAAGACCCACATGCCAGCGTCATCTTCCAAAATGGCTGAGGCTTCACCGTTGAAGGATGATTCCTCCTTCATCTGAAAGGTCAGACTGGGGTAGAGGTTGCAGTCAACCTCCTTTCCACTGTTCAGAGTGAAGACAGCCCGCCCGTAATAGTCAGCGGTGTTAGTAGAGTGCTTGACGCAGTAGGAGCCCAGTATCTTCTCAGCGCCGTCCAAGGACACGCTGCCGCTTCCCGTTCCGCTACTCCACGAGCCGTCTGTGGGCGTCAGGCTCTCTGTCCAAGCGTCCCTGTCTAGGGGATTGGGCTTGGAAGCCTCGCCGTAAACCTGGATTTTGTTGCGCACCCGTTCGATGGCTGTCTCGTGCTCGCACAGTGTTATGACGCCGTCCAACGAGACTGAGCTGGCGTATTTGCTCTTTGGATAGAATTTGACGTCGCCCTCTTCGCACTTGAAGTCGTAGCCCACGACGTTGTTCTGGTCTTTAGCCGTCTCGGCTACGTACTTGACTATCTCCCAGGCGGGCTTGTTCTCGTACTCCTCTTCCGCGTAGGAGCTGTTTGTTGCCTCTACACCGATGCTTGACAGAGGTGTGTAGCTCACCAGCACGTCCTTGACGATTTCCGAGCCCTCCTCGTTCTCATACCTCTTAGTCACTAGGCGACTGAAGAGTTCAGCTCCTAGGTCGCGTCCGCGAAGGCGTAAGTAGTGCTGCTGACCTCTCGGGGTGGCTTCGGCTCGTTTCGCCACGGCGTCTATTCTGCCCTTAAACACTTTAGAGAAAGCTTCGCCCGTTCTTGAGAGCGCCACCTCTATGAGGTCTCCGGCTGAGATTTGGTCCGTGTACTTTGCGTCGTAGTTTTGGAGGAGACAGTTCACAGAGCCCACCTCTTCGGTGACCGCCAAGTGAACGTTTAACTCAGCCACGTCCAAGTCGTCGGAGGGCGTCTGCGGGGTTCTCTCACAAATCTTCAGGTAATCAAACTTGATAGCGTTTCCAGCAGCTCCGTTCACAGTTATGACTACTTCGTCAATGTCGCCTAGGTAGGGCGGATTGGCTGCACCATCGTTCTGCATGTCAACAGTTTTTACGCCAGTGTCTGTGAAGGTCTTGGAAGATTTCACAACACCAGCCAGCTTAGCCTCAAACTTCCAAGAAGAACCTGTCAAAGCAGTGCACTTTATGACTGCGTATCTATGGGCAGACGTGTTGAAGCCCCAGCTCTTCTTCATAGAAGCGTAAACGTAGGCGTCTCCAACGGTTAGGGTTCCGATTTTTCCATCCGTTGTCAAAGCTCCCTGATTCACAGTCCAGCCCGAGGCGAAGACCTCGTCAAAGTGCTTGACTCCCCGAAAGATTTCAACTCGGCACTGAGGATAGCCCAGGCTCACGACGTACCACTTCCTAAGCGGATAAAGAATGAATGAGGCAGCTTTGTGGAAAATCATGACTCATCGCCGCTCACAACCGCACTAGCCCGCTACTGAAAGGCTCCACGCCTCGCGATGCGCTCATACTCAGCCTCCTCTCCGCCCCTTCCACCCACTCTGCCCTGACGAGACAAGGATTCATTGTACTCTTGCTGAGCCGAAGCCGCGTCTCGAGTGGCGCTGGCAAGCCAAGCCATGTACGCAGCGGCTGCAACAATCAAGCCGACACCGAGAGTCAACAAGGCAACCTTCATGGCTAGGGCTGCGTTAAAAGCCCAAGTCACCTTGGCGGCGACAGCGGTGGCAGCCGCGTAGACCTTCTGAGCCACAGCCACGCCTAAACTGGACCGCGTGAACACACCCAAAGCCGTAACCACGTAGCTCATGCTCGCAAGCCACCTCTCCTGCTCAGCCGACAATAAACCGAACTGGTGCCCCAGAAAAGCGACCGCTCTGCTGGCTGCGCCCAACCCAGCGATGACACTACCAGCTGTTCTCACCCGCTCAGCCATGCCCTGAGCGTCGGCGCTGACTCGCCCGAATTCACTGCTGGCGCGGTTCACAGCCCGAATGACTATGCTGATTTCATGGAAACTCACGTGCCAGCCTCCTTGAGAGCTTCGCCAACAGCCAAACCGATTACACTCTCGAGCTCTGGGAGATGCGCCTCCAGAGACTGCGACAAAAATCTGCGACCTCGCATGAAACATGTTCCGTACTCCACGTAGGCAGCGTACGAGGCGTAGGCTCCAACCTTCACCGTCCAATCATCAGCTTCGGCGTATATTGTCGACCGTAGATAACCCGTCCGCACCGGAGCGAGTTGTTGAGCCGTCTCTTTGATTGAGCTTGCTAATTCGGCAAGTTTCTGGTGAACGCTTGCTCGTAGAGACCAGTTTGCTCTCTCCACCTTCTGCCTGAACTCCTCCAATCCTTCAATTTTTGTTTCCACCTCAACTGACATGGCGTGCGCCTCGCCTGGCTTTTTCCACTTCTTCCTCGGTCTGGCGGTCCATTTCGTTCAATATGACGACGAAGGATTCAACGTCTTTGGCTGGTTGCTGGTCGAGCTGACGCGGAGTCCAACCCATCTCCCTGCAGAGACGAAACCGAGTGAGGCTCGGGTGCGGTCTGCCACGTCTCATCGCCCTCAGGAGTTTTTTGTCTCTTCCAGAGTCAAGCCGCAGAGCCTGTTAACAACCTTGCTGAAGAGTTCGCCGAGCTCTATTGGAATTCCGTTCTCCTCGTCGAGGAGCTTCTCCAACGTTATGGGGTGCGAAGGAGGCTGCTCTTTCAGCGCCGCCCAGATGGTCTCGGCTTGTATGGCTGGGAGGTCGCTGCTGAGTAGCTGTCCAGTCACTGGGTGGTATCGAGTGTGTTTGGTGATTATGCGGCTTCTCTTCATCCATGTTATTTCCTTGAACACGTATCGTCCAGCGTACTCTGTGCCGAATTGTTCGTCAACCTCAACAACCTCGGTTTTCATGGTTTCCAGCGCTCCCCCCTACGTTATGGTTAAGCCTCTTGCCTCCCACTCCAGATTCTGAGCCACCGTGTCCTCGATCTTGGTCGCTAATCTGCTGTTCCTCCACTTGCAACCAGTGAAGGAGAAGCTTGTTCCGCCTATGTTGAAGACAAGTGTGAACTCGGTGTCTCCAAGCAGGTCGTCTAGCTCAGCCTTAGACTCAAAGTCTGCGCGAACCGAGCCCTGCAGTGTCTCGTGGCGCTCGGGCAAACTCTTAACCAGATTTGCGCTGGCGGACCTTATCACTGGTTGACGCTTGAGGTTGTTGACTATCTCGAAGCTGAAGTCGCTGAAGCGAGTTACCTCCACGCCCGCCTTTGTTACTGAGCAGTCGCTTCCGGTCAGAGGCGCACTGGTTGGTTCGGTCTCGTAGCTGGCGCCTATCTTTGCGGTGGCGGCAGCCAAGTCTTGCCCGATGAGGTCGAGGGTTGCTTTCACTGGGTCTTCGATTGAGACGTCCACTTTTGCTCTGTCGATTTTGCATCCCTTGTGGTTGAGACTGACCACACCAGCGGTTTTCTCGTAGAAGACCTCGACGCTCGTTGATTTCAGGGAGCGGACGTAGTTGAAGAAGTTCCAGTTCTGCGGCGTGTAGACGATTTTGAGGTCTACGTGGCGCAGTCCCTTCCTTATGGCTTTGACGTTTCTCGAGCCTATCCCTCTTATCACGATGTTGCGGGGGTCTAGGGCTGGCTCCACCTCTTGTATGACGCCTATGTTTAGCATCGCTGGGGTCGTCGGTGTGACGCCGTAGGTTGTCTCTTCAACGAAGTAGGCCTTCGCTTCCTCGCCCGTGTAGAGTGACGAAGCCATCTTTCATTGTTTCCTCCTTTTTTCATGTTTTTTCATAACGATGCGTGATTACCGTAATCTCAACTCGCCAGTAGGGTGGCTTCGAGTTGGCATCTTCGCTCTCTGAGACGTTTCTGACATCCACAAAACTCAACACGCCGCCTGGCGACTTGCGGTTAGCCCTGATTATGCGCTCTATCTCGCACCTAATCTTCCACCGCATCTCCTTGCCAGTTACACCCGCCTTGTCCACGCTCCAACCTGTGATTTTGTAGCGGTCGCCGTGGCGCACCCAGGAACCGCCCACGTTCAGTTTTTCCATTGAGCCCTCTGCCAAGCCAACGGTGATTTGGGCGTCGAAGTCTCTGAGGAGCTGGCTGTTGAACCATTCTTGGCTGACGTGAACCGTAGCCGGCGTCAGGTTGTCGTCTTTCTTTAGGGCAATGTTGTTCTTGATTAGGTTCATCAGGGTGGTTTTGGGGTCCTCTGCCTGGCTCATTACTATTTCACGCTCCCGTGAGAATGCATGTGGCGGCTGTGACGAGTAGGGGTCCTCGGGCGTTGGGGCTCAGACAGCAGCGTCCGTCCGGCCAGACTCGGTCCAGCACGGCGCCGTTGGATAGGGTGCACCAGCGCAGGAGTTTGAGCGCCTCGTCGATGTGTCTCGCGTATCGGGTTGCGTCAACCCTTTCCATGGCGATTTTCATAAGAGCCGCGTAGTGCGAATACTCTTCGGGCGAGTCTGTCGGTTCGTAGGTTGGGTGGAAGAGGTAGGCGCCCCATCGTCCCTTGTTGACGGCTATCACTCTGTCGAGGGCGTCGCTGATGTTGGCTGTGTGTTGTCCAGACGTGCCGTACTTGTCGTCCCAGTTTTTCAGCACCCAAGCAACCAAGGCTTGCGAGTAGGAGACTAACTGTTTGAAGGTGATGTAGACGCCTGGTTTGGTTTGGCTCTGGGCGCCTAGTGGATACTCAGTTTGATAGAAGTAGTCGGCTGGGCGCCACATGTAGCCGTCTAGCCCCGCCACCAGTCTTGTCACGAGGTCTTTAACGCTGTGTCCTCCAAAGTCCAAGACGTCAGCACCATAAGCGTCCAGCCCGCGGGTCAAGCCCAGTATGGCTTCGGCTACGTCTGCCGAGAACGCAACCTCCTCGGGCACTCCGCCTATCACCTGGTTTTTGAGCAGGCTTGCGGTGGGTGTTAGCGCCCATTCTAGGGTGTGGAGGAACTCGGCTGCTTTCTGCCACACTGTCTTGTATAATGTTGTGGGTGGGGTTTGTCTGGCGTCGAGTCCGCCATCGCCCACGCCGTGAGGCTGGTTCCGCTGTCAACTTTTCGGTCTTCGTATCTGTCGAAGGGCTTGTAGGGATAATACTGTTGATACCAAGAGCCGTCCGTGTTTTGAAAGGTAACTAGTTTGTCGAGAACATCCTTTGCCAACGTGTTTTCGCCCTTGGCTAACAGAGCCAACAGAGCGTATCCGCCCTCGTAGGGCACAATCATTCCGCCTGGGCAAGCCGCTGGCAGGTTTGTTGGGAGAATGAACCTCTTCAAGTAGTCAAGCGGTATGGTCGTCACAGACGCTTTTTCCGAAGTATAACGAACCAGATAGGCATCGCCTGGTTCTCGCGCCTCGAATGGCTCGTTGAAGTCTCGGGAAATCCCCAAGCTGTTTATCCTCCCAAGATTGTTCCTTCGAAGTCTTGTCCCTCTCCGGCTGCGGCGGGAACAAAATGAGTCACTTTGATCGTGATGGTTTTGGGTCCTGAAATGTGTTCGGTTCTGAAGACGACGTAGGCGTTTCTGTCAGCTTCACTAGTCATGTAGCTGGCTTTTACGTCGTTGTCGACGTAGAGGCGGTATATGCCTGCGCAGGTGCCGAAGGCTAGGAACCCGTCGAGGTTGACTAGCTTGCCCGCGCCCACCTGATACGTGACTATGGGGGTTTCTTGTCCGGGCGCGACTTGGAGTTTTTTGTCCCACGCGAGCGGCATTTTAGGTGTCGAGCCTCCTGCACACGGCTGTGCGGTATTCGAGTGTGCCTCTGAAGTGGACTGATTCGGGTGGGAGAACCTCGTAGTCTGAGCCTCTCCATGTGAGCCTGTCCCTTTGTTGTATGTTGGCTGTGACGAAGACGCGGATGTAGTCTTGGCTTGTGTGTCCTGCCTCAACGAGAACTTCGCTGGCTGAAACCGTCTGAACTACAGCTTTGATGGTTTCGGTTGTCCATGTGATTGCGCGGTCGCCTGTCTCTGGGTCGATGTCGCCTTCTTGTCGCTTGTGCCACGTTATGTCTTCGCCTTCTCGGCGGAGGAATTGTTCGAAGCGTGTCATCTCGCCTTTTTCCTCCTTTTCAGACGCGTTTCAGCGTGGCTGCTTGCATGCGGTTGAGGATGCGTTCTACCTCTTGTTGTAGAGTTTGGAGCGGAGGCGCGTTCTCGAGGATGTCTACTCTCTGGTTTCCAACTGTGAAGCTGAGTCCTGTGGCTGAACCTCCTGTTAGGTGGCAGATGGCGTAGATGGCTGCGAGGTTTGTTATGAAGAGGGCTTCCTCGTCTGTGCAGCTGTTGTAGTCTATGCTGCGATTCGTTTCTAACTCCAACGTAACCTCAGCCTTCTTTATCATCTTCAAGACTTTGGCGTCGGCGATGTCAGAAACTGAAACGTTAAGCGTGTCGCGGACATCGTCAGCCGAAACGCTCGCCACACAAGCCACACTCAAACCAAAACAGCGAGCGCTCAACCACTTAAACCGTGTCGGACAACATAGAAAAAATATATTTTTGCTGGTTTGAACGGCTTAGATGTCAATCGCGTCGATGTATAGCCTCCTCTCCGCCATGGTGGAGAAATCTCTTTGTGTGATGAGTGGTTTTGTGAAAAAGTGCATTTTGAGTTTGGTGTGCCTAAAACGTGAAAAAGCTTGGATGTCTTTTGAACCCTGAGGGTCAAGAGCAATCGTGATGAAGTTGACGTGGTTTTCAAGGGCTATGTTGTTCACATGCTTGATGAGTTCGGTTAGGCTGTGAGTGTCTTTGGCTGCTGCAGGGGTCAGATAATACTGCCTAAGCGTCTCACCTGGTTTGGGAATCGTAGGCATAGCCACAAAAAAGCCGAGGAATCTGGTTGTGAACGTGAGCATTCTTAGCCTCAGATTTAATCTTTCTACGGTTGTGCGCATCACTTTGTCGTAGTCCCAGTAACCCAAACAAGCCTTTGCGTCTTTACCTTCGCTCAGAATGTAGATGTTTTCTAAGTTGAACCCAACCATCTTTTCAAAATATCTGCGTAGTCTTCTCTGGTCATATGGAACAAAGAAGTCATAATTCTGATAAGTGCTATTGAAGAGAGAGGCAACCTCCTCATAGTTGGATTCCTCCATAGTTTGAATGGAGCTTTCTCTCAGTAGCTTTTCTCTTTTATACACCATGAGCGCCATGACCACGATATCTTTGATGCGAGTGAAACCCATCTTTGAAAAGAAATTCATGGACGGTTTGTTGTCCTCAACGATGAGAAGATGCAACAGATCAACTTTTTTGCGGACTGCGTCTTTCTCTATCACGTTCTGCAGTTGAGCAGCTATGCCCTTTCTTCTGTAAACTGGGTCCACAATGAACCCGTACTCGTAGGCTACCCTGCAGTCTTCATTGTTTATGAGCGAGTTTCGCGTTGCGTATCCAGCCGACCCAACAATCTTGTCGTCTTGAATAGCGACAAAAACCTTCCAGTCTTCGTAGGGTCTGGAACGACCAAAATAGTCAGGTGAACTGTCAGCGGAGAGAACGACACTAGTGCCCATGGGACATTTCTTCTGAAGTTGGAGGAGCGCTTGGTTGTCGTCTTCGGTTGCCTCCCTAACCTCGATCAAATAAACACCCAAAACATTGTTGTAGGCTGTGAATTTTAACACTGCCGATTACAAGACCAGATGCTCCAGGTTTTATATTGGTTCTGTGTGTTGTTTTCTTTCTCTTTTTTCTGTTTTGTATACTTTGATGCCTTTTCTGAGCAGCATCTCCAGGATTTGGCTCACTGTAGGCTCCGCTCTGTCCTCATCCTCCGCCTGCTGAACCTCCTGGGCAAGTACGTGTTTGAACTCTTCGAAAACCGCCTTGTCCACTGTTCCCTCTATCTTCAGCCGTGTCTGAAGCTGGGTCTTCTCTTCGTCTAGCCTGCCGCCATTAGCGCTGTTCACTTCAACCTCACTTCGACCGGTTTCTGCTTGCTGTAGTAGGGCGGCGTGTGATTCGGACAGTAGTACAGGGTTTCGCTTGTCCACTCTGGCGGCTCCACACCAACACCCTTCACGTCATGCGCCCCCTCATTCCGATACGTGCTCGCAGTCAAATCCGGCGTATAAGGCGCCATGGGCACACCAAACGTTGGACTGCAGAGCGGACAATGACGATAACAGTCGCAGAGGGCGTAGTCGGCTGGTCGCCGTCGCACAACCAGACGACCACAGACAGGACAGACGCCTCTTGCATAGCCCACTTTTGCTGTCATGGTGGTCTTCACGTCCCGAGCTCGTGGTAGACCCTGCAGTCGTCAAAGAACACTT